CGTTTGAATCCATACCTTGCAAAGATGCCGATTGGAACCGTGATGGAGTATGCTTTCGGACGAGTATTTGTTTCTGATAGGTTCAATCAAATCTACGCTTCAGATATTATCTATGGTGGTGGATTTACTGACACCAAGAATACCGAGAACTTCACAGAGATTGGATATTGGGCAGAAGGTGGCGCGTTCTCTACTCCAGCAATGATGGGGAATATCACTGGCATGAGAGTAATGCCACAGATTGGAACCAACCTTCGCGGCCAAGGTGAGCTTGTTATCCTAACTGGTAACGGAGCATTCTCAATGGATGTATCTATACCAAGAAGCCAATGGAACACATCGAACATTCAAAGAATTTCATTGCTTGGGCGCGGATGCACAAGCCCATACTTGGGATTGGCAAACTCGGAACTTTGGTTTAGATCACACGATGGTTGGGCATTCTACTCCAATAGCCAATCTGAATTTGCCCGATACTTTTCACTTCGTAAACTTTCGAGAGAAGTAAACAAGTGGGTTACGAATGATACTCCTTGGCTAAAGCAATTTGCTTCTACAATGTTTTTTGATAACTACATCATTAGCACAGTAGCTCCGCAGACCTATCGAGCAGCAGGTGTGGAAGGATTGAACCGCTATCATAGGGGAATGGTAGTTCTTGATCTTGACCAATCATCTTCACCCGCACCAGATGCACAGCTTTCCTTTCGTTGGAATGGCATCTGGACGGGCTTTAGACCAACTCAGCTACTCTCTGCACTAATCCAAGGTGAAAAGCGTGGATTCGGATTCTCGTTTGATAAAGACAACAAGAACCGACTCTACGAATTTACTACCTCACAAGGCGACGATTACGGGCCTAATGGAACAAGGCAGATTGATTCCTTCTTCACTACTGGTAGGTATGACTTCAACAGAAGTGGGGCGACGAACAAGTTCCTTCGTAAAAAGATTACTGGTGGAGAAATGTGGATGAGTGAAATTAAAGGAGTGGTAGATAGCGATGTTGAGTTTCGCGCCGATTCCAATCCATGCTGGTCAGAACTAAAAGTTCCTACAAGCTACGGATGCAACCCGTGTTCACCTAAGGTAACTGAATGCGTTCCACAAAAAAATGGTAATCGCTACAAGCGATATAAGTTCAATACGCCTGACCCAAGCGAGTGCAATGACTTGGCTGGCATCCCATCCGTAGAAGGAAGTGAATTTCAGATCAAAGTAAACCTCACTGGTGCGGCTACTGTTGACCGAGTTCGACTAATGGCAAACATTAAGAACAACGACGATTCTCCAGTTGGCGACTGCCCAGAAGAAAATGAGGAATGTGAACCATTTTTGTGTTGCCAAGAAAAGTATTGGGAATATAATATCGTAAATTAAATCCAATGGACAATCAAGATTCATCTCCTGCACTTACATTTCCAAATGTTCCAGATGACTTTTGTCCTGCTGGTAACTGGCAAAATATATTTCAAATATTCATTGATGAAGTTTTGTCCAACGGAACCATCAATGTTCCCGGCCTTGGCGATGTTACTCCACAGCAGATTCAGCAGATTAACGAAGACCTTGCTGACCAGCAAACTCAGATAACTGCGCTTGATACGCGAGTAGATGCTTTAGAATTAAATCCAACAATTAAGGTTAGATATGGCGTATACTCTCCAATTGCGCCAGATGACACATTATCTATTGGAATTACCTTTAGCTCTCCTCTTCCATCTGCCGTTTATGGAATCTCGCTGACTCCAATTTACGCAACTGGAACTCCATTAACAACGCCACTTTACACTATTGTTTCACAAAATACAGCAGGATTTACATTTCGGGCTGATAACAACATTGCACAAATTACGAGCTTGAACTGGATGGCGGTTCATTCCTCGACACCATAAGCCATCACAAAGAAAACCAAACATATGACAACACTAAAAGGAACCGACCCAAAACTTGTTTCTGGTGGATCACCAACTCGCGGAAGTATCCGTGAAGGTATGGGGAATATGCCCAACCTTGGAGCTAAGAAGCCAAGCATCTATACGACCGCTGGCACTCCAAAGCAAGGCTACCAAAAGTAATTATCGGTAACGATAACCTATGGCTGATACCCTCGAAGAGATGGTTGAGCTTGTGAAGGGATTCGCCGGAGACTCAGGCACTTGTTCATACGAGCGCGGAGTCAAAGCCGTAAACCAAGCAAGACGACTTTTGTGGAATAAGCGTGGCTGGACGAGCATAGAAGAATATGTCCAAATTTGTTGCGTAAACAATTGCTTTACGCTTCCATCTCGCTATGAGCAAATCAAACTCGCATGGATTGGCAATGAATCAGCATCTCTCGCAGATGAATGGTTCAATGCGACCAATGCGTTTGCTCTTCATGCGGATCACTCATGCCATAGAGGAATTACTGAAGTAGGAGGACTCCACGTTCTCTTCCGCGATTACACTACCCATCCATACCAAATCGGCGTGATGGCAGAGGAAGCTGAAGACATCGGCGTAGAGTTGATGTTTGAAGCACAAGACCAGTATGACACCTATCATAAGGTTAAGGTCACTACTGCTAATCCACCAACGCTGGCTAAGTCTGATCTTCTTGTTAAAGGGATTCGGGCGGTAACTAAGCCAGTAACTAAAGGTAGGATTCGGGTATATGCCTACGACACGGCATTGGAAGCAAAGACTCTCATTGCCATCTATCAACCTAACGATGCTCATCCTACATTCCGTAGGTTCAAAGCCCCGAAGACCTGCGAGTGTATTACGCTTTATGCATCTAAGAAATACTTTGATCTAACCGATCCAAAGGATTTGGTAGAGTTTATTCCTGATGCGATGATCTATGCGGTTCTTGCATTAAACTCGCGTGAGAATCGTAAGGCGCAAGAGTTCATGAGTAACTTGGCATTGGCCGTGCAAGAACAAGAGAAAGAAATGGAAGGCGCAGAAATCCCCACTGCCGCGCCAATTAGGTTTTCAAACTATAGTAGGGCAGATAACCTAATCGGGTCTGATCTATTGTCACCATCACCAAACGATTATTTCCTTTCGAGATGACACTGACAATTCCAGATAAGATTGATGCGAGGAATGTAGTTGGATATGGTGATCCTGACTACGAACTTAACTTGATGGATTTGGAAATTCTAAAGTTACCTCCACGGGAATGTCCATTGATTCACAAGTTCACGCCGGGAATGTATATTCGGGAAATCTATATGCCGAAGGATACTATTCTCACAACTTTGCTTCATCTGACTACTCATCCATTTTTTATAATGAAAGGCGATGTGACTGTCTGGTATCATGGCATCCCAGCCCACAGATATAAAACAGGCTACACGGGCATCACAGAAGCAGGAACAAGACGTATGCTTGCCACTCACAAAGATACAATTTGGACAACCTGCCATGTCACAGACTTGACTGATCCAGACGAAATTATTGACAGCATTACTTCAAGAGACTTTAATCCCCATATCGCCAAGGAAGACCCAAGGGTTCAAAAATGGCGGCATAACCGAACTGACTTAATCAAATGAGATTTCTTTTACCAGACCACTTAGGCAACGATAAACATTCAATGATGTTTCATACCAGCGGATTTGCTATTGCTGCTGGTGTAGTTGCTGTAGGTGCGGCAGCAGGATCAGCGGCTATCTCTATGTCGGCGGCAGATAGGGCAAAGAAAGCTCAAGGCGCAGCAGCAGGACAATTTAAAAAACAACAGAGAAAAGCAACCAAAGAACTCGTCAAAGGACAAGAACAAGTCCAAGGAATGATCGCTGATGTTCAAGCTCCAGAGTATAACCTTGGAGCAATGATAGGTGATGCTGGTCAGATTTCAGATTACTATCGCAAACAACTTGAAACATTCCAACCCGGAGCAGCGCAACAACGTGGACAAGCTCAAGCTCAAATTGGGCAAGCAATGGATGTGATTTCTCAATATCTTCGCGGAGAAGTGCCGCAAGATGTCAAAGAACAGATCATGCGTAATGTCGCTGAGAGTGCAGGTGCAGGGTTTAATCCAGCAACGGCAGGGCAAGTTGGTGGTTTTCAAGCAGCGCAAGGGCAGATGGCCCGTAATCTTGGACTAACCTCTCTTGATATTCAAAGGCAGGGAATGGCAGCAATCCCAAGTATTCAAGGCACAGCACAGAACTGGCAGCAATTGGCGCGAGCATTCACAGCAGAGCCATTGGATGTAGGTAGACTGCAACTGGGCTATCAAACAGCAGGAGCAGAAGTTGGATTGCAAAAAGCTAAAATGACTTCCGATATGTTCTCTAATATCTACAATGCACAATCTGGATTGGCTTCTCAAATCTACGGAGCAAACAAAGAAAATATTGCTTCAAGCTACGCCGCACAGCAAGCAGTCGGCCAAGGTGTCTCTGATATTGGACAAGCAACTTCTGGCGCTTTGTCTGGATATAGTAGTGCGCTTGGTAAAATGGGATCAATGCAAGGTGGTGGAATGGGAGGAGCGGGAACTGGGCCAAGAGCAACGCCACTTTACAATCAACAATACACATTTGCAACAAGGGGAGATCAATATGGTCAAGTTGCAGGAGGAAGAGTTTATCAAGGAGGAAATGTAGCTACTGCATCAATGAGTGACAGGCCATTTGCAATTCCAAACGCATATACTGGAAAATAAAATATTATGTCTATCGCAGAACTCATAATGCAGGGAACCAATCGCTCATCGCAATCTACCGCATGGGTTGGAGAATCTTTGGCTAAACTTGGTCAGAATGTAGGTGCAGCATTGGCACAGAAAGAGGCGCAAACCCAAGCTCAAGCTGTGCTACCAGTATTGCAAGCCACATATAAGAGTGCGTTTGATAAAATTGGACAAGGTAATCTGAGTGAGGGATATGGTGAATTGATGAATGCTCAACTCCAATTTGGAGCATCGAACAATCCATTTATCCAAAACATGAATCAGCAGATGGCAGCAATGTCTAAACAATTTGCTGATGATTATCTACGTAAGAGTCAGATTGAAGCATATAAAGATCGTTATGCTGGAGGCGGCGGCGAACCTCAACAATCAGGCGCAGAAATGGCACAGCAAATGGTTTTTGGAGGACAACAAAATACAACTTCCAATATTCCTTTAGCTGAACAACAACAAATAAAACAAGATGCAGCTAATGCGGCTGCAAATGATGTTTTATTACCAGATGAAACTGGGGCCGCTACTCAAACTGGAATGCCTGCAATGCAACCAGATAAAACCCAACTTGATGCAGCTAATGCGGCTGCTCAAGCTACTGACGCAACTCCAGCAAGATATAGTAAAGCAGTTGAGGGAGCTACAATTAACAAGTCTGATAAAGATAATAATTGGCAACCAACTGAAATTGCTGGACTATCAAGTTTCTTCCCGAAAGAAAATATTTCTGATGAAATACGAATTGCACCGATTGGTTCTACTACAGAGTATAGTCAAACATGGTCTGGTGAAACTGATAAACCCGGAGCAAGATTTTCTGGAACAAAGAAGGTTGAAGTTGATGACGCTCTGAACAAGAAGGCTAATGAATATGCTTCTAAATTGCAAGAGTCTGTAAATTTCCTATCTGGAAATGGCCCATCAGAAGAAGACAAAACATGGTCTGATATAGTTCAAGAAGCTGGAGGAGTTGCAAATATTATTCCAGCAACATCTGGCGGTGAAGAGTATTCCATTAAAATTAAAGGAGGTCAAAGTTATCCAATTGATAAAGATACCTTTGATGCTTTTGGTCGAGTAAAAGGATTCCCCGCATTTGCATCAAGAACAGGAATCAAAGCGGTAACTAAAGGAGGGCCAGCAACGGGAGAACTTGCTGGTCGAAAATTTGGTTCAGTAGCAGAAGCTGAAAAAGCAAATCTTGATGCTGGAACAATCATTTATATTTACGATTCTCAAACAAAAAAATATAGAAAAGCCACAGTAAAATCTGACAATCAACAATAAGATAATACCAATGGCTATTGTATTTTTAGACGAGGAAGTTTCCGAGGCTCCGCAAGCACAGAAGCGTAGAATTGTTTTTCTTGATGATAATCAACAAGAAATTCCAACCGAAACAAAAGAACCAGTAGGAACTTCTATTGGTCAAGAAATCTCTCAGCTTCCAGCGGCACTCAAGCAATCGTTTGGTCAACCGCTTGAAGCTATGGGTGAGACGGCGCAAGTTTCTGGATTTCCCGCAGTAGGCACAGCATTGAAGGGTGCAATTCAAGAACCAGAAGGTTATGTTTCCGCTGGTCAAAGATTCATGGAGCCACAAGAAGGTGAGTTTCAAGTTGCTGGTTTCGCTCCTCAGTATGCTCCAAGGGCTATTGCAGAACAGACTGGTCAGATTCTAATGAGCATTGGATCACGCATTGCGGGTGCAGTTGCTGGCGGTGGGCTTGGTGGGTTGATAGGTGGCGGTGGCGGGGCAGTTGCTGGTGCAGCGGCGGGTGCATTTGCAGGGCCAGCATTAACCCAAGCAGCGCAGATCGTGGGGCCAGTTGCTTTA